CTAATAATTCATCACCACCAACTCTCCGCGCTTGCCTCTGCTTTCAGCTTGCCTGCCCACCGAATACGCCAGCTCCAATTCCACCACCTTAAATTCAGCAAATAAAGCACGAATATCAGGGTGGTCGTTGATGCTTAACATCATTTTGCCCTGCATACTGCGCATGGCTTGGGCAAGCTGTTCGTATTCTGACCAATCAAACCCGCGCCCATAGTCTGCGGTTTGCCAGTAAGGCGGGTCGGCGTAGAAAAAGGTGTGCGGGCGGTCGTAACGTTTCAAGCAGCTTTGCCATGTTTCGTTTTCCACAAACACTCCGCCGAGCCGTTGCTGCGCGGTGTACAATTTTTGTGCCACGGTGGCGGCATTCCATGCTTTGCTGGTGGTGGCTGTGCCATAGTGTCGCCCAAATGGTTTTTTACCAAATGTATTGTATTGCAGATAAAAGAAACGCGCCGCGCGTTGAATGTCGGTTAAGGTATCGGGCGGCGTGGCTTGCAGTTGAACAAAGATTTGGCGGCTGCTCAACTGCCATGCGAACTGGCGCACAAATTCGTCAAAATGATGCTGCACCACGCGATAAAGATTCACCAAATCGCCGTTGATGTCATTCAACACTTCGCAGCGGGCAGGTTTGTCGCGCAGAAAAAACAAAGCCGCTCCGCCTGCAAACAGCTCCACATAACAACTATGCTCGGGAAATAACGGCAGCAAATGCTTGGCTAAACGGCGTTTGCCGCCCATCCACGCGATAATGGGCATGGGTTTAGTATCTGTCTGTCTGTCTGTCTGTCTGTAAAAATTGTTGCACGCTGTTTTTCCTTGTCAAACGGTTTTTCTAAATTTTGTTGCATAAATTGCCTTTCTCGTTGCTCAAATTTCCTGATGTCAGGACTTTTCTTTTGTTGTTTCAGGCTGCCTGAAATAAATCCGCCAACGCCTGCGGGCTATACTTTTAAGGCTGCCCCAATGCCTTTTGACGATAACCCTCCAACTGCCAAAGTTTCTCAAACGCATTGTTGTAGGCAATCTCACGCCCGATTTGCGCGTCAAAATTTTCAGGGCTGATACAAGCACTTTCGCCTGTTACCACAAATCCGCTTTTCAACGTCAAAACACAAATCGTCAATGTGGAATTTTCATGGCGGATATATTCTGATTTTTCAATCAAATTTTCCAAATAAGTTTTAGTCAATGTTTTCATGGTTAATCTCCAAATAAAAGTTACTTAAACAAAGTTCAATCTTGCTTGCAAAAAGCAAACGATTGATTTAAAAAGTTTTTACAGTTGCCGAAACACCTTGCTTAAAGACATTCAGCTTTTCCAGGCAGCCTGAAATAAATCCGCCAACGCCTGCGGGCTATACTTTTCAGGCTGTCCCAGCCCCAACGCTTTGGCGCACCACTCCGAGCAAAACCATCTCTGCGCAACCTGCCGCACGGGCAACACCACGCCCAACGCGCCGATATAGTCATATTTCGCCCCTTGCGTGGTTTGATACAGCGCCCACACTTTTTCATGCGTCTCCGCATCGCGGATGGGGATTAAATCCCATTTGTCGGCAGGCAGCAGCATGGTTTTGCTGCGCACGCCGCCGTCGCGCAGGCTGGCGGAATAGCAGTGATAGTCATCGGTAAAACCATGCTTAACGGCAATCTCGCAGTGGCTGTACTGCCCGCGCGTGGCGATCCGCACCGCCCAATCCATCAACCGCTGCCACAACTCGCGCGGCGATGTGCCGCGTTTGCGCCCTTTGTAGAGCGCCAAATAAACTCGCGTCATCGCCTAACCTCCCATTTCAGGCAGCCTGAAAGTCAGCTCAATCGCCGCTAAATCATCCAACGTTTTTGCCTGCTCAATCAGCACTTGCAACGCCTGCCGTTGCCCCGCCACGCCCGCCGCCAGCGTCTCATACTGCTGCGTTTTGCGCAGCGCGGCACGAATCAGCGTGATGCGGTCAATGCCGCGATGCTGGGCGATGCCATCCAACACAGGGGTCGGCGCGTTGTCATCCTCTGCCCATGCTCGCGCTTCCGCGCCCTGCATCGCCCACGTTTCCTGCTCAAAGGCGGGGACAATATCGGTTTTGGCGTACTTATCCACAAACGCCTGCGCTGCGTTGGCAAGTTCCGCCAGTTTCGCATTTTGGGCAGCCTGAAACGCCGCTTGAACCGCTTGGGCTTGCTTGGCTTTGTCCACCACCCAAGCCTTGCCGTTCCATGTATGCGCAGGTGATGGGCGGGGAATAATGGATAAATCCGCGCCAATGTGCGCCCCCGTGTTGAGCGCATCCAGCAACGCCTGATGCTGTTGCGCATCAATTGCCTGCGCGTCCTCGGGCATCTGCGCCGCGCTGTGAATTTGGTCATCAAAAAACGCCTGCGCGCTGTGCGAGTAATAAATCATGGTTAATCTCCCGTAAAAACATCAATGTCCGATGGCAAACCAAAACAATTCCTGCTCGCCAAACGTGCCGTTTTCGGAAAAGCCAACATGGATGGAGCTGTTTTCCAGCCAAGCCACATGCGCCGATGCCACGTTATTGCCCTGCACAGCGCCGCCGATGGAAATAGTCGCCTGCGCGTTAAGGTTGGCGTTGGGAAATGAGATGGGCATCCATACCCTGTAAAAGCCGTCGCCCTGCACCCTTAATCTGCCCCATTGCAATATCAGCCCGCCCGGCAAACGCTGATAGCCGTTTTGCCCGAACGAATTGCTAGCAAAATGCCCGTCAAACACAAAATCGCCCAAGTCGGTGCTGTCCACCGTGGCTTTGAGCCGGTTACCGCTCCACCCGATTTTGACTTGGTTGCCCGCGTTTTGCCCGATGCCCGCACCGCTGCGCACAAAGCCCTCGTGCAGCCAGCCGTAAGCATTGGTCCACACGGCATGGTTGTACACGCTCAATCCGCTTATCCTGCGGTCGGCGTTGGTCGCACCGGGTGGCGTAACCGAAAAGCGCAGGCTGTATTGCCCGTTGCCGTCGGAAACCACCTGTATGCCCCCGCGCGGAATGTCGCGCACATAAGCGTCAAAAAAGACGTTTTTGCCCTCGGCAGGCTGGTTGGCGATAAAGCCCACCCAGTCGTTGGCGTACTGGACTTTAATCGGCGCGCCCGAGCTAAGCCCCTGTGCGAAATCTTTATAGCCCGTGATGGTTTGATTGGTAGATAAAGTAACGCCGCTGTTGCCGTCCAGCTTGCTCTCGGCAAGCACCTTGCCCTGCGCGGCGGATAAAGCGGCGGTGGTATCATTGCTGTTGAGCGCGTCGATGAGCCTAACCACGCCTGCCAGCGTGTCGGTGGCGCGCTCAATTTTATGGGTATGCCCTGTTGCGCCATTGGCCGTTTGGTTTTCGGTATCGCCCGACAGCGTGGCGGGGTTGGTGGCATCGTTTGTCAGTTTTTTAAGCGCGTTGAGCATTTGGTTGCGCTGCGCCTTATCGGGGGTCAAGCCGCCCGCGCGCACCACCTCCAATATTTCCGCCTGCACTTGGTTGAGCCACCAAGCGGGCAGAATGGTGCCCAACTCGGTCGTGCCGTTGCCGTCATGAAATTCGTTGTCTTGGGTCTCAATTGCTAACATGCTTATCCAATCCTTTGTTTTATAAAATTTAATTAACCTGTATAGGTAAAACGCACGAAACTGTGCGCGGGCTTTAAATCCTCAAACACGCGCTCGATGACGCTGTCGCTAAAACTGCTCAACCGCTCGCCCGCGCAGCTTGCCCCCGCGCAAAACCGCCACACCGTCTGCGTGCTCGCCGCCACATTGACCACCCACACCCACATAATCTCTTCGGGGGCAAGCCGCTCGCCCGCGCGGTTGACGCCCACGCGAAACGGCTGCGGCTCGTCAATGGTAATGGTGTAGCCCGCGCTTTGCGCCAGTTGCACAAAATACGGGATGCTCAATCCGCCCACCGCGTTGATTTTCAGCAATACCGCCGATAATCGCGCCGCATAAGGCTTGCCTGCGTTGCTGGCCTCCAAACCCAGCACCCGCTCCCAATCTGCGAGCATCGCGCCCGCCGTATCGGGCAGACACGCGCCCGCCGCATCTTCCGCGCTGCGCGCCACGGCATCCAACACCCGCGCGTCAATCTGCGCCTGCTGCCGCACCCGCCCGCCGCGCGCATAAGACACCGGCGGCAACAAGCCCAGCAACACCTCCCGATAACTCATGCCATCCGCTCCATATTCAGGCTGCCCAATTTAAACCACTCAATCTTGTTCACCGTGTCGGCGGTTAAGTTGGCGCGCGGCGCCAGCAACACCCTGTCCGCCACGCCCGCCACATTGCTGATTACCGCTTCCAATTGCGACACCACCACGTCGTCGGCGGGTATCAGCGCGTCAAAATAAGCGTCCAAGGCAGCCTGAATTTCGCGCTGCGCCGCCGCCCAATCCGCGCCAGCTAGCTTAACCCGCACGCGCACATCCACCCGCGTAATATCAGGCGCAAGCACGCGCACATTTTTGGCGGTAACAGGGCGCACCGCATCAATATAGTTTTGCACCGCCGCCAAGGTTTCCGCGCTGGGCAATTGATTGGCTGATGTAATCGCCACATCCACCGTGCCCAAGCCGCGCCGCAGCGGGTAAACATAGGCGCTGGATACGCCATCCACACTTAACGCCCAGTTTTTATAATCGTGCCGATTACCACCTGCGGGCGGACGGCGGATGCGCTCCAACAAGCGCGACAACAGCGAAGCATCGTTTTCCACATCCGTGCCGCCTGTCGCCGATAGCATCACATCGCTGCTGATGCCCGCGCTGGCTGCCATCAATTGCCCTGCGGTGGTGTCGCAATTGCCCTGCTCGCCCGCCTCTGCCGCCGCAATCGGCACACGCGCGCTTAAATCGCTGCCAATAGTCGCCTCGGCGGTGGTGGCGTAAAAACGGTTGCCCAGCTTAATCTGCGCCCCCGCTGCCAATACCGCGCCCGCTGTGCCCGCCAGTGTTGCCGTGCCGCCTGCGCGGGTTGCCGCACGGCGCGTAATCCCGCGCAATGCCGCGTGTCGCTCCAAATAATCGGTGTCTGCTGTGTCGGGGAAGATTTGCCGCGTTATCCACGTTTGATGCGCGTATTGCCCCGCCGCGCAAGAAGCCAAGCGCGAAGCGTGCACATAATGGTCGCTATCGGCGCTGATGTCGGCATCGGGTATCAGCGATTGCGTGTCGCGCAAAATCGCCGCGCGAATGGTGTCAAAATCAGGGGGTGTAAACATGGGTTTAAAATCTTTTTAAAAACGGTTAAACAGGCGTTTTCAGGCTGCCCTACACAATCGGCACACGGTGGTTATAATCAAAGCCGCCTTGTGCCGTCTCCACGCGGATGCGCAGCAGCAACCAGCCATTGTGCGGCTGCGTGGCGGATACGCTGATTTGCCGCGCTCGCCCATCGTCCACAATCGGCTGCAAGGCTTCCATTGCATACTGCTCTGCCAGCAACCCCACCCGCGCCACATCTTTTTCTCGCTGCAAAAGGTGCAACAGCGAGCCAATGCTTTTATCCGCCCACCATGTGCCCAGCGGCGTGCGCAAGCGGATATACACCGCGTTTTGCAGGTTTTTAACGGCGCGCCCCGTGTAATCGCCGGTTAAAGGGTTCAATTCTTTATCCATACTGGCATCATACGACGCAGCAAAGCAGGGCAGGCAGGCGCACCGCTTCGCCCCAAAAAAAGGCAGCCAAAACGAATAAACCGTTTCAGGCTGCCTCTGCTTGTTTCCATCCATGCGCTATTGCGCCGCTCCCGTTGTGCCACCGCTGTCGCCCGGATGCGTGTGTTGCTGCACCGATATATCCCCCGCCACCACATCGCCCGTGGTTTTCAGGCTGCCCTCGATGCGCACCGCATCGCCGCCTTCGCCGCCCGAAATGGCTAAACCGTTTTGCCCTGTGATTTGCCCCTTTGCCAACACCTGCTCGCTCGCCTCCACCAGCGGGCTGTCAATCAACACCTTTTGCTTGGCGCGGATAATCAAGTTGTCGCAGTCCATCTCAATCAGCCGCCCCTGTCGCAACACCACGCTGCTGCCCGATTGGTCATACACAGCCACCTCGCCGCCTTGCAGGTTTTTGAGGCGGAAGCTGCCGTGCTCGCTGGCAATCACGATGCCGTGCGTGGTGTCGCCGCCCAAAGGCAGCACAATCACCTCGCTGCCTGCGGGCGCGTGGCTGGTAAAACCGAACTGCTGCATCTGCTCCACCTCTTGCAGCGTTTCTCCTGCCAAGCCCTGCACCTGCGTGGTGGCAAGGGTGTTGCCCGTTTGCGTTGCCGACAGCCTGCCGCGAAACGCCTGCCGCACCGCATCGGCCACGCTTTGCGCAGCCTGAAACGATTTTTGCGCTAATCTGGCCAAACTCATCGGCTCTCCAATTCTTTGTGCTGGTTTTTGCCCTCGGCGGTTTTCTTTTTGCCCTTGCGCCGTCGCGCCCGCTGCGATTTGACGGGGTAGGCGTCGGGTGTCCACACCCCGTCCTCTTTCAGCCGCAGCTCGGTTTGCGTGCCGCCCATGCGGCTGAGCATCAGCCGCCGCCCCATAATAAAAAATATCGCGTCGATGCCCTCCTCGTCGTCAATGTAATGCACGCGCTGCCCCGCCTGCCACAGCACTCCGCCCTCGGTTTTGTGGTCGCCCACGGTGATGGTGAGCGTAAATCCCTCCAATTTCCAGTCGCTTAGCTGCTTTTTGGCTTGGCGTTTGAGGCTGTCCAGATTGTCCGCATCCGCCACCACCACCGTTTTGGGCTTGTGCAGCGCCATGCTGCCGTCGCGCCACACCCATTTGAGGTCGTGCTTGGCGCCGTTGCCGCTTTTGCCGTGCGATTGCGCTAAAAACGTTACCTCCGAAAAGCGGTTGTCGCTGTCGCGCTCAATCAGCACGCTCTCCACGTTGCGCCGCGCGTCGTTGCGGCTCCAACACCGCGGCGCCACCGGCTCCCCCCCCCCAACCCCGCCGCCCCCCCCCCC